GATCCACCCGACGTTTTGCGTTTCATAAAAAAATACTATCCCGAAGTTGTGTGGCTTCGCCCAAAAATGAGCATGTTCCAGCTCATTGAAAAAAAAGGTTTACCAATTCGGCAGAAACGATTCTGCTGTGAAGTGCTGAAAGAATGTCACGGTCATGGAGAAACGGTTGTTGACGGCGTAAGAGCTGCCGAAAGCTTCAAAAGAAGCAAGCGCAAAATATCAGAGGTTGATTATAAAGACAAATCGAAATCGTTTTTGCACGCTATTTTTAACTGGACAGAGCACGACGTTTGGCAATTCATTAAGAGCGAAAAACTGCCTTTTCCGGACATTTATTTGGGATGCCAAAATAGAATTGGCTGCATAGCGTGCCCGATGGCCCAAAAAAAAGCAGCGCAAGATTTGGAGCTTTATCCAAAATTCAAAAACGCATTTCTGAAAGCCGTGCGAAAAGCCAAGCAGCGAGGTATAATGAAAATGTTTGCTGACAAAGTCGAGAATGTTTGCCGATGTCCATTCACCAATGGTGTAGAACGGCTTAGCAAGCAATTCGGCTTCGAACAAAATTGAAAATTTAACCCCAAAATCCCAAACAATATGGATGAAAAAGATTTAATTGACAAAAGTACGCCTAGGTGCAGTGATGACCGATGTCCAATTAATATGTTTTGTGAAAGATACTTGCAAAATAGAATTGATTGGCAAAAAGGCGAAAAGAGTGTATCGATCAATGACTTCATGGGACGTGAAAAGATCGGTTTGTGTGACCACTTCTTAAATGTTGATATAAAATAGAATTTCTGCCCCCGAATCCGGCGGAACCGGAGATATAAAAACCACATAACTATGAAACAAAAAAAATGTTATTTCAGTTCTATCGAAGAAGACTCAGCGCTTCCGATAGATTATCTACTCGATGAAATGAAAGATCGCGAGCTTGAACAAATAAACGTTTGGGAATGTGTGCGCGATATTGGTAGCGATTATTCGTTTTGCAAATCGTTTCGTGAATATATCGACAAATCAGAAAGTACTTGCAACAAGAAAGAATGCACCGAATATTCGCCACGCAACGGAAAAGGAGGTTGTTGCAAACACCGTGGATTCACATACCAACCAAGTGAAAAGGAATTCATTCTCACACTCGATGGAAAATTAACCCCAGTACTGGCCGAAGGTCATGAATAAATTATTAAAGAGATGATAAATCAAAACCTGGTTTTTACTAATGTAAATATCCCTGTTAAGGCTGAGTTCATTTACTATTTCAGACGCGGAACCAAATTCTTTTTCAAGAAGAAAACCACAAATAGTAAGTTAGTGATGTACTGCAGCCGCAAAATTGCTGATATGCTGAAAGAATCTCTCGTTATTGGTGAAACATATATAATTGAGGATATTATAAAATGAAACCATACTTAAACGAATCCGAACGTCAAATCATTCAGGCTTGCAGAAATGGCAAACTGAAAGGAACTTGTTTCTATTCATTCTATGAGTCATACGAGTTCAAAAAAAATCTTCATGATCTTGGCAAGGCAATATTTCATTCGTGGATTGGCCGAGCTTTTAAATATTTCCTAACCGCACTTGCCGGAAGCAAGTAACCCAAAAAACACAAAAATCATGAGTTTAAATGTAGAGTCAAAACATTGTGATGCATACTATGAGCATGTATTAAATCAACAAAAAGCGGAATCAACACTTGGAGCTGTTTACGATTTAATTAGTGATATTTCAGATAGGAGAGGACTTAAGCAGGAATGGTGTGAAATTGATGGCGAAATTCAAGATGAAATAATTGATAAATGGCAAAAAATCATAAGTTCATATAATAATTGGATTTTGCTATCGGACAAGAAACCAGAAGCTGGGCAATGGCTTTTAGTTTATGCGCCATCAGGAAGGCATATTGCTTGGTACAATGGATTTCAATTTGAAGATAGAGCAGATTATAATATTGAAGGTGTAACTCATTGGATGCATATTCCAAAACCAATTGTATAACGGGATTTTGCTATATGCAGTGCCCGTTGTCACGCTTATGAATTTAATAATAAAAACGAGATAAATTATGAAACACTTACAAAATTTGAAACCACGCAAAAGGGCATTGCATATAGCAAATGTTACCCACCGTGCTTTTTCTTCGAGCGTTACGTTTGAGGATTTTTTACGAAACAACTCCAATCCTGTGGGCTTGGGAGGTAGTGAATTTAGGTTAGTAATTAACCAAGAACATCCAGACGGCACTTTGGAAATATACTGTCATCCATTAGGACGGGATGGAGAAACTTATGACGGTTATGTAAAACACTTTACTATTGACCCTAAACAAGCTATTGATAACCTAATGAAGTATCTGCGTGAAAAGCCCACTCCGTAGCATGGTGGGTAACACCAAAACAGGCGCTGTTTACTAATTGCGCCTGTTGACTGTTAGTAAGTCGTTGCCTTTACTAAGGCAATGGCGTTATTTCAAATCAAACCGCTTCGGCGGTTTTTTTGTGCCCAGCTGGGCACCTTATCAACAAATATTCTTCTTCTTCTAATTTATCTATTTTACTGTAACTTCTTAACCTTTAGTGTTAAGTAATACAATATCAATAAATTACAAGGTTAAGAAAAGGTTACAGAAAGTTAATAAGTTACAGAAATATTTATTAGGTATAATAGTACCACTTTGAGTGATACAAAACATATCTATATTTAATAGATAATATATTAAAAATCTACTTTGTAAGTTGTTGTAAATCAGAGGTTAATAAAACGTGTTTTTTTTAAATCAGTATTGTAGTATTTTCTTAACCCTATAACTGTATGTAAATCATTAAATTAGATGCTTCGGTTAAGAAAGTTACAAAGTTACAGTGATTTCGATAAAGTTGTTTGTCGTGTTGGAAAAAAGTTCACTGCAAAATGTAGTAATAAAAAATATTATAGTCACTTTTGACGCAATATCGTTTTTAGTTGTATATTTGTGTATGGGAAACAACGCAATAAAATACTCAGTCGTATCTCTGCCGGTAATTCCATACATTTTCAATTTTTTGAAATCTAAGTTTGGAGTTAGCGAAGATGGAGAAATAGTAGTAAACGATAAGCGCGAACAATTTGGCTTGTCGATACTTTTACACCTTGTTAGCATTCGCAAACGTGCATACTACAACATTTATGAGCGACCAACCGGAAACAAGTTTGAAGGTTACAAAACATTGTACCTTAAATATATTCCAAAAAACGAAGCCGAAGTACCCATGTTCGACGAGCGTGGAATCTATCTCTTTAATAGAATGCTAGAGCTACGATTCAAGGACAACATGATGATGTACATCTATGCCAATATCGAAAACGGAAGCAACTCAATTCAGGAATCGCTTTTAAAGTTTTTGGCACTCAACAATCTGGGCGAAGATGATGTGAATTTTAATTCAACCATGCGATACATCATGCGCCGTATGGATAAAGAAATTGATACTCTATCCGAGAGAGCAATATACATTCTCGGAATTCGTCGCAACAAATCGCAGCGAAGACTATTTCGTCCAAAAGACAAAGGAATTTTGTTACTAAACTTAAAATTTGAATCATGTCACGATACAATGGCCCGAATGTAGGCGGCATACTCGAAGTTAGAGTATATACCTACGATCAAATAGGTTCAATTTCTGATCCTATTAATAACAATGTAACGCTAACACTACTTTCAGGAGTAAGTTCCGATGCGTTGCCGGTTACTCCCGAAACTGCAGCCCCCGATATTGTTGGCAACGAAACCGAGCACGGCAATTTGTGGCCAATAAAATTCCCCATTGAATTGCCAAAAGTCGATTCGAACAGTCGTGCCATTGTTTCAGCTCTTTCGGGCAAAAACTGCATTGTAGTTTATAAGCTAAACACAGGCATTCAGTTTATACTAGGCTCAGAAGAAATGCCACTCCGATGTGTCGAAGTTAAGCCAAACCAATCTTCACAATCAGCTGGAGGCACAAATTACAATTTGAGTTTCGAAGGGTTTTCGCTCAACGATCCGTACACATGCACCATCGTTGCACCTTAGTGTCATTTTATAGGCGCTCTTAATATATTCTATTTGCGGAGAAATTTTTCAAATGAAGAAGTCTCCGCTTTTATTGTATTTGCTGAAAACACAATTCATGATCGACCGTGATTATTTATACAATAATCATGGTATGATTGATTCCCTGCTAAATGGAACAATCGATGTTGAAGCCGACCGCCCAAGTGTTAAAGCCATTGGCTCAAGCCCATCGGCCGAATTGATTGCTGTTTCAGGTGAAACAATGGTCGATTTTTCGCGCGTTCCACAAGATTCAGTTATGATTCTTCCTATTCATGGTCCAATGCTTCGCTACGGCGGTTTATGTAGTTGGGGAATGGTAGATGTTGCTGAAACGCTGGCACAAGCCGCAACCAACAAAAACATCGTTGGTGCAATTATAGATCTCGATTCACCTGGAGGCGGTGTAGATGCAATTGCTCCTGTAATTCAAGGTATCGAAGCCATGCGCGCTGCTGGCAAACCAGTTGGCGTTTTGTTCGAAACAATGGCTTCGGCTGCTGTTTATGGCTTCTCTGGTGCAAACTTCGTATGGGCAAACAACGATATCAGTGCTCAATTCGGTTCAATTGGAGTGATGGCAGTACTGAACGATGCAACCAAAGCAGAAGAAGATTCAGGACGCAAAAAAATAATCATCTATGCACCTCAGTCGACTGAGAAAAACAAAGCAGTCGAAATGGCACTCGCTGGCGATACTTCAATTTTCGAAGAAGAAATACTTTCTCCACTTGCAGAGAAGTTCATTGCCGATTTTAAATCTATGCGCCCTCAGTTGGTTGACGACGGAAAGATTTTAGCAGGCAAAATGTACTATGCACAAGATGCACTCAAGCTTAAAGCATTCGACAAAATAGGTACTCTATCCGAGGCTATTGCCGAAGTAAGAAAATTATCCGGAAAAAAATCAGGCTCTGCCGGTACCGGAAAAGCAAAAGCACAAAACCAAATCCAAAATTTAAATATGAAGTACGCAAAACTGCTCACCGCTTTGGCGCTTGCATCCCTTGAAATATCCGAAGGTAAAGCAAGTTTGAGCAAAGAACAGGTCGATACCTTAATGGCCAGCTACAAAAAAGCATCGGGCAAGGATCTCACCCTGAAGGATATTAATTTCGACAACGAAGGCTTTGCTCAGCTTACGGAAACCGATTTGAGCGCAATTGAGCAGCTCTTTGAAAAAATCACTCCTGCCGCAGCTGAAGAAGATAACACTCCGGCACTTGAAGACGTTGTGAAACGCCTCGGAGCTCTCGAAGCCAGCAACAAAGAAAAGGACAGCATTATTGCAGCTCTTGGCAACAAGCCTGTTGAGCTTCAAATGCAAAAAGTTGACAAAGTAATTCGTATGGTCACAAAAGAAAAACGCGAACTCATGATTTCCGGTGGTTACGTATTTGGCGAAACCAACGACTGGAACAAAGTGGACGCAAAACGTCCATACAACCAAGCTCTCGAAGCTTTGATTCGTGGCGATTATGATCAGTCGAAAATTTTTGCTGCTACCGATGTTGACCTTTCTCAGCTCAATAGCGATCTTGGTGCATTCATTTCTGGTCGCAAAGGCGACATTATCGAATGGTTCAATCCAAACGATGAGCTGGAAGCTATCTTCCCAACACTTGCTGGCGTTAAAGAAGGCGACTTCTTTGTGTCCGTAGAAATGCAGGAAGTAATTCAGCAGTACCAAAAAGGATGGACACCTAAAGGTGGTTACAAATTCCACGCTCGTAAACCAATTTTGCGCGACATCAAATTCGATCTCGAACTTGAAAATCTGAAATCGATTGAACGCACCTGGTTGAACGAATTCAACAAAGAAGGCTCAGCAGCCTACAAAATGACCTTTGTTGAATATTTGGTATCGCTGGCCATCCGCAAAGGTGTTCAGGAATATCAGATTGCAGCCATTAAAGGCGAATACAAAGATCCTACAACCGGAGTTGCAGGAAATGCAATTCATGTGGTTGATGGTATTTTGTACCAAATCAGCCAGTTCGAAGCCGAATTGCTTGCTAAGCCGTTCTACACCATTGGTGAATGGACATCGGCAAACATTCTCGACTTTGTCAGCAATATGATTGCTGCCCTTCCTGAAGACATGCGCGACCGTGCCGGTCTTGGATTCTATGTTTCATCTCTCTTTATTGAGACTTATTGGGAAGCTCGCAGATTACAAGAAGGAACAATGCCAACTTACGATCCATCGAAGTCGGTTATTCCAGGACACGAAAACATTCGTCTGATTCGCATACCAAATGCCGGAAACACTAAACGTACTTTCATTGCTCCTATTGGTCTGATTCGTCAGCTCTTCGGAGAAAACGAAAGCAGCACAGCCGGTTTGGTTAATGTTGAAGTAAGCAAACGTGTTGTCAACATTTTTGGCGATTTCAAACGCAACATTTGGCCAACAGTTGTTGGAGCCAAATCTGCCAACGCAACCGCTCTTGCCGATCGCGATTACACTCAGCAGCTCATTTGGTACAACGATGCCGATTACGCTTCGACTGAGTATTTGATTGTTGATGCCGACAGCACTACTCTCAGCGCAAAACGACACAACATGTTGCAGATTCCTGCAAACACTCAGGCAACTGCCATCACCGATATCACCGATGCTGTCACTGGCGACATCGTTAAAATCAAAATTGGTTCAGCTACCAATCCGAGCACCATTGCAAACAGTGGTAAATTCACTCTCACCGCTGCATGGGAACCAACCGACGTTGGCGAATGGATTCAGTTGCTCCGTCGCGAAGATGGAGAATGGCTCGAAATTGCTCGTTACTCTGGCGTAACTGCCGAAGCATTTGACGCCGATGATGCTACTCCTAGTGTTGATGGTGGTACTGTTTTCATTACCAATGCAAACACCACAGCAACAGCAATTACCACATTCGATGATGCAGTTGCAGGCACAACCTACACCATTTATGGTGCTGGAACAACCAACGCTTCTACGATTGCCAACAGTGGAAACTTTGTTCTGAGTGCTGCTTTCACAGCTTCAACAGGCAACGTAATTACGCTGTACTACAATGGAACTAAGTTCTACGAAGTATCAAGAGTAACCGCATAAACAAATTGGGGAGCCTTTCGGGGCTCCCTATTAATCAATTAAAAAGTAAAGCCATATGAACTTAACCAAAATGAATACCAAGCCTGAATCTCCGCAAGTGAGCGGAAATTACAAGCGAATTTGGGTTGCGCTTGCCGAGGATGTTTTAACCATGCCACAGCGCAATCCTAGTAATGTAGTTGAAATTGTAGATGATATCATCTTCAAGGATGGTAAATCGTGGATTCCATTCTACGTTACTGCTGAAACCAGCAAGCTCAACGAAACTGGATCCGAGAACTACGACAACGACAACGTGAAAACCGTTTTTAAGTTCTTTGTTGGTGGTTTCGACGAATACAGAAAGCAGTTCTTAGCCGAGCACGGCACAAAGGACATGTATGTCATGATTCAGAAATGCGGTCAATCATACCCAACCATCATTGGCGACAGCTGCTCTGTATGCAAAATGACTTGGGCATTTGATGAAGATGAAAAACCGGATGGAAAACAAGGAATCACCTTCACATTTACCAGAAATGGCGCATTCGTTTCTGCACTGTACAAAGGCACCGTGAGCAACAACAATGTTTTTACAGCCGATGATGCAACTCCTAGCGTTGCCGATGGTTCAATCTTCATGACAGGCGATAATGTTTCGGCTACAGCAATCACCGACCTTGACGATGTTGTTGTTGGATCTTCAATCACCATCTTAGGTGGTGGTGGAACCAATGCAAGTACCATTGCAAACAGTGGAAATTTCACGCTTACTGCTGCATGGACCGCAACCGTTGGATCATACATCGTACTTTATGTACGTGCTGACAACGATTACGTCGAACTTGAGCGAGGATAAGCCTTAAAACCAAACCACACGTATCATAAACATGCAAAAACTCCCTTCGGGGAGTTTTTTTATTTGTGAACATATAATAATCAGATAAATATATTCGTTAGAAATATATTAACACTTGAATTATGAGCAACAATACTACTAGGAAGGCCATCTATGTTGGTCCCGAAGAGCACTTTATTCTGCATTTTAATGATAAACCTATTGTTGATGAGCAGATGGCTTCGGTACTTTTGAAGCTGAAAAAAACCAGTTTTCAATCTCATTTGAAATTTTCTATGAGTGCGTTGCATTCACTTTCATCTGCAGGCATAACTAACGAGAACGATGTTGAAAGTGCAGCATTATTTATACAGCTCGCATCGCTGGCCAAAGAGTGTTATTAAACTATTTCAAATTAGAAATTTTAATATCTTTGTGGCGTACCATTCGCCAACAATGAGTTATTTTATTTCCCTAAATACAGGGGGAGCCTCTGAGTGTTTGCACAATGTTTCGGCATTGAGCTGGTTTGGCGACCAGGTACAACACTCAGGGGCTCTCCCGTATGGAGGCAATAATGACTACACTCGATCTAACACTTGATGAAAACTTTCTCATTACTGTGGAAAAACAGCCAGTACTGAACAATCAGCTTGCCGAAGCTCTTTCTGAGCTTAGCGAAACACCATCAAAAAATCTTGATGATTTCAGCCAATTTGCGAAAACAGCAATAGAATCGGACATTGGCTATGAACAAGCAAGCATAATTCAAAAGCTGATTCACCTATTACAGAAAATAGACGAATTTCACAAGCCCGGTTAATCCGGGTTTTTTTGTGTCATTTTTTAAGGAAAAATGCAATTGCACTTTTGTGTTCTAATTTGATTAATCAAAAATTCAGAACCATGTCAAAGAAAAACCAAAACAATGTTGCAAAAACTCCAGATGCAACACCTGATGTTACTCCAGAGGAAACAACGGATGCAACACCAGTAGAAGTTACAGATGCAACACCTGATGTTACTCCAGAGGAAACAACGGATGCAACACCAGTAGAAGTTACAGATGCAACACCTGATGTTACTCCAGAGGAAACAACGGATGCAACACCAGTAGAAGTTACAGATGTAACACCGGACGAAACTTCCGAGGAAACTACCGAAGAATCAACGGATGAAACACCCGAGGAAACTACCGAAGAATCAGAGAAAGCTGCAAAAGAAATCGAAGACACCAAAGCTATGTGCGAAGCGGTTACCAAATCGAACAGTGCCAGCTTTAAAACTCTTCGAGAGCTTTACTTCACACTGGTGTCAGACCCAACAATGCGCATTAAGCTTGTGAACATGGGCGATTCTGCTGCAGCTCGTGAGCGCGTTAAAGCAGAAGCATCGAAATTCTTAGCTTCATGCACGAAGAAATAACCAACTGGTTTTCTTCCGGATGCGATTATGCTTCGGGCGTTGAACTTTATCGTTTATATGGTAAAGATATGCGCCTGAAGCGTTTCACATTTCTCCCATCAAACAATAGTGCTGCTGCAATAAAAGCACGATTGAAAGGAGAGTTGGCGAAGCTTGCAGGAATTGATCCTGACAAATGGAAACCAGCTCCACCAAAAAAAACAGAAAAACAACAGCCCGACAAGGCTAAAACTATAATTATTAAAAACATAATCGACCCGGCTAAGTCGCTCAAGCGTACTTTTCCGAAAATCGATTATAGCACATTACCCGATGTACTGAAAATTCTGACAATGGACAGAATTTCACTCTACCATCAGGCAAATGCAGCACGTCGCCGCTGGTTCGAGGCAAAATCGGACGAAGAGCGACTTTCGGCAAACAGCGAAGAAATTAGATTCCGCCGCGAAAATCTTATGATTTGGCAGGAATTAAGCCATTATAACAAAACAGGAGAAATTCTAGGAAAACATCCACGTTTCCGAGTTGATTCAATTTATACTGAGCTGCAGCACAAATCGAAAGCAGAATTATTTCAAATGCTTACCAATCTTCCAAGCTATCGTTCGAAAGTGAACAAAGCAATTGCTTCGCTCACTGATGAAACGAGCATAGCCCGCAAAATGCTATTGTTGGAAAAATACGACGAACAAGAAAAAGCAATTCGAAAACTACTTGAATTATGAGCGGCCTTCCATTTACAATGAGCGATTTTGATAAAAAATCTTCGGGCGTTGGAGTCGAAGATAAGCATCACGATGCAATGATGAAACGTTTTATTCAACGCCACAATAAAGCGCTGAATAATGTTCAAGAGCTTTGCGGAAAACTGCCCGAGCATTCCGAATTCTTTGCACTATGGACATTGAAGTCATTTAATGCATTCACATTCATTCAGTATTTCATTGCTGAGCGAGGCAAGATTGATGAACTGACAATAACAACGTACAACATGAGCCGACTTGTTATCGGGGCACTGATGCGCCTGGTCGACACCGGCAAAATAGATAAACTCACAGTTTTTCTTTCGGATGCTGCTAAGAGTCTTTTTCCGGCCAGCTATAAAATGGTTCAGGAGGAATCTGTAATGCGCTCAGACAAAGTGAGTTTTCATTACGCATGGAATCATTCGAAGGTTGCCTTGGCAAAAATTGCAGATGATTATTTTGTGCTTGAAGGAAGCGGAAATTTTTCCGAAAATTCTAGGCACGAACAATATATATTAACCAATAACAGCGAACTATATGAGTTTAGAAAAAATTGGATCATTGATTCTATCAAGTGAACAATGGGAACAATTAGAGCAGTTTGCTGCTGTTTTCTTTAGCCCCAAAAGGCTTGGAGAGGCACTTGGATTAGTTAAGGATGAATTGAAGTGGTTTATTGTTGAGTGTAATAATCCGGACTCGGATATTGCCCGAAAAATAAACGAAAGAAGATTATTTTCAAAGGCTGAATTGAATGTAAGTCTGATGGATGCCGCTAAAGCAAGTAGCGCATCAGCCAAGGACTTCAAAAAAGCCATGGATCAAGAAAAGCTCGAAACCATGATGCAGGATATTCTGCCAGGTTTCGAAGAATTCAAAAAACAGCGTGGTACATTAAAAAGCTATTCATATCACGCCGGA